TGAGGTTGGTCAAGGCTCAGACCTAATCTATGAGTCTGACGTATCAACTCCATACGACATCGGTACTGCAACGTTCTCTAAATCAATAGATACCCAAGACGTATCCCCTTCAGGAATAACGTGGAACAATGACGGTAGTAAGTTGTATGAGGTTGGTTATAATGGAGACAAAATCTATGAGTCTGACGTATCAACTCCATACGACATAGCTACTGCAACATTTTCACAGTCCATAGATACACAGGACTCTATCCCTATAGGAATAACATGGAACAATGACGGTAGTAAGTTGTATGAGATTGGTTATATTGGAGACAAAATCTATGAGTACGATGTTACACCAGCACCACCAACAGTAACAGCCTCACCAATCGCACATATTTTACAAATGATTTAATATGCTAAATGAAAATGCGGCCTAATGGTGTTTGGTCAGTGGAGGTTGATGCTAGCGAAATTTATTCTGATTCTGGCTATACCACAGATACTTACGGTACATTTAGAAATCAAAGATATGGCCCTGGAAGCAACGGAAACAACGAATGGGATATATAGCTGTAAGAAAACTAGCCAACACTGAACCAGACTTTAGTTCAGTAAGTACTGAAGAGGCTAATACAGCTGGCTCGGCAGCCCAAGCAGCTCGCAGGGGAGCGGTTATGATGATGTAGCGTGGTATAATATACTCAATATGTCAGCTAAAGGATACACAAATAAAACAAATATAGAAAACTTTGGACTTATTGATATTGATGCCACTTTCGCTAGTTCTCAGTTAGACGCCTGGATTGAGGGTGTTGAGGATGTTATCGACCTTGAGACTGGTCGAAACTTTATAGCTGATAGTGCGGCGTCAGTCAGAGTATTTAGTGGTCAAGGTGATAAGACTCTTATCATCGATGACGCCGCTGAGATTACTTTAGTGGAGGTCGGACTGGATGACTTTGGTGGATCGTTTGTTACTATCCCGGATACTGGTAGTAACCGATATTTTACTGAGCCAGCTAATCACGTCTCTAAAGAAAAGCCAGTAACTAAAATACTTCTCCGAGACCGGTACTTTACTAATGGGATGCAAAATCATCGTATTACTGCTAAATGGGGATACTCAGTGGCGGTCCCTAAAGATATACAGTTTGTCGCTACTGTGTTTGTGTTTGGTATTGTAAATCAGCAACGCCAGGGAGGGAGTAGTATCAAGTCAGAGAAAATCGGTAACTACTCCGTAGCTTACAACTCAGAAAACGGCAGGGACAGCTGGGCTGATTTTGAGAGAGCGATGGAGATCCTCAACGGTTATAAAAGATACTACTTATAATATGTCTAGTATCTCTCGATTATTTACTGAGTCGGTATCTGTTACTAGGATGGTCTGGTCCGGGATGACGTCGAGCGAGACCGCCGGCGTTACTTTTAGTGGTCACGTCCAGCAAGCTCGACCGGAGACGGCTGAGTCGATTGGAGAGTCCTGGAGTAAGGTATTCTCGATATGGTGTGCTCTGGGTACCGATGTTACTGAGGGAGATAAACTGACTGTATCATCTGGTAATTATGCCGGCGTGTATAACGTCCAACAAATACAGAAAAACGCTGTCGGAGAGAACGCTCATCTCGAGCTCGTCGTAACACTCACACAATGATCCTCAATATAAAACGAGCTGTCGCTATAGCGGTCGGACTCTTTATACTTTCAATCATTTTATTTATGCCGTCGACGACGGTTACTCAACCGGTGACTCCTCCAGTGGATGACGAGCCGGCTTTACTCCCGGCTCCGGAGCCTTTGATCCTCGCAACCTCGACGAGTGTCACTGAGCCGGAGCCATTACCGCCTGGAGTTAAATGTCTCGCTGACTGTCCGCTCATCGAGGCTCTTAATAATATAGTCGAGGACTTTGTACGGCTGACGTACCAGGATAAGCCGGTGCTGATCGAGATCGCTGAGTGTGAGTCGACGTTTCGACACTGGGATCCATACACGGGAGAGCCGCTGAGTAATCCAAACAGCTCAGCAACGGGAGCGATGCAACTGATGGCGTCATATCATCGAGAGCCGGCGAGTAATCTCGGATGGGATATCGATACGCTCGAGGGTAATCTCGCCTATGCTGAGTACCTTTATGATACTGAGGGCGTTACTCCCTGGGATGCCTCTCGTAAGTGTTGGGAAAGTAAGGGGAGTGCAAATATGGCTCTAAACAACACTATCTCGGGAGATAAGGGGGTCTTCCCTACCCTCCTCGCTGTCCGGTAAGAGGGCTCGAGGGAGGTGATTCGAGACACACGTCGACGGGGGAGAGAGGAGTGGTATACTTTTATATATGGGAAAAACTGAGATCACACTAATCGGGATCAAGTCTTTAAAGGCGGCGATCAAACGTAATCCAGCTCGAGTAAAAAGACGAGCTCGGACTTTTTTGCAACGTGGTCTCGCCGTTTATCGTCGAGGGATTATAAACGATCCCTGGAGAGTTGGTGGTCGTGGTGGTGGTGCTCCGGTAAGTAACGATCCTCGGTATCGTACGAGTAGTAATCGAGGCTATCAAAAAGCTCGATCTGGTAATCTCCGGGATACTCATAAAACTGAGATAAATGGTCTAGTCGGTATGATCGGTCCAAGTACGCAAGCCGCTCCGTATGCGGCAATGGTACACGGTGGTACTCGTCGTATGAAAGCTCGACCGTGGTTGGACTATACTAAAAAGTCTAAGTCTGGAGAGATCGCTAAGCTCTATCGTGGTATGCTTAAAGAAATTGTCAGAGATCTCGCAAAATAATAACTATGTACGTACAACTCATACAAAAGATTAAAGATACTCTCGCCGCTACAAACGGGGTCGCCTCTTATAGCATCGTCCCGGGAGAGGAGATTACCTCGTACCCTCACGTATTTTTTAAGCCGGACTCTTTTAGTAATGAGTTTTTAACTGGGCAAGATAATGAGGTAATCTATAATTTTCTAATGATCGTAATGGTCACGGCTGAGGGTACTGGAGGATCAGCTGGAAAGGCTTTTGCTGAGGTGCTCCCCTCTGTCGTCGATAGTATCGTCGCTCAGTTTAACGCTGACTGGGATCAAGGGACGATCGGTGGTCATCGAGTACGAGCTCTCGTCGACTCAGCGTCATCCTGGGAGCTGTCGGAGGAGGATAAGGGTCTGGTCGCTTATGCTCCCCTCTCATTACAGATTAAGACTATACTTAATATCTAATGTGCTATTATTAAGATACTTTAAAAGAGTGTAATTATTTATTTATGAGTGAAATTATCGGACGAAATATAGAGATCGGAGTCGCTGTCGAGGCGACAAGAGGGACGGCTGAGAGTACCGCTGACAAGTGGGGTCGTAAAATGACGGCTAACATTGTCGAGCGAGCGACTCACACTGTCGACGAGACGACTCGAGGAGTGCTCGAGGAGGGTATGGGACGACGAGTCGTACAAACTTTTATTGAGGGAGATATGGAGGGTATCGCTCATGCTGATATGATCGGATATCTTTTTGCTAATCTCTATGGACTAGCGGTATCGACTGAGGTCGAGACTGGAGAGGTTTACTCTCACGTCTTTAATCTCCGTCAGAATATCCAGCACGCCTCTCTCACTCTTTTCGCTAAGGACGGATCTGTCCAGCAATCTACTTTCGCTAATGCGATGATCTCGACAATGGAAATCTCAGCGACGATCGATGATTATGTAAGATTTACCGCCGGCTTTATCGCCTCTCTCGCCGCTAGTAATTCTGATACTCCGAGTTACGACACTGAGTATGACTGGATCGCTCGAGACATTACTGTAAAGATCGCCGGGACTGAGGCTGGTCTATCTGGAGCGAGTGCTGTACCAGCTAAAGGACTGACGGTATCGTTTGATCAAGGACTTATCCGGGATCACGTTATCGGCTCATATACTCCGGATGATGTGTACAATGCGAAAATGATGATCGAGGGTACGATGACTCTAAACTTTACAGACGAGACGTATAAAGATTACTACCTCGGTAACGATGAGCTGTACCTCAGTATCACAATTACTGGAGAGGCTGACATTACTGGAGGATCTAATCCAGAGCTTGAGCTGTTACTCAATAAAGTACAGATCACTGACTGGAATCGATCCGGAGACGCCGCTGATCTAGTGACTCAAGAGATTACGTTTCGAGCGTTTTATAACGCTGGAGATCAGAAAGCCTCCCAGGTCACGCTCGTCAATAAGACAGCGAGTTATCCAAACGTACCGACGTCATAATCGACACAATAAAAAAGCCTCCCAGATCGGGAGGTTTTTTGTTATGAGTATCGTCTTTGAAACTTTGACTCGCTCATAAATGACAATCTAAATATATCGATGATGGCGATGATCACTGGTATAAATGTCCAGAAAAAGAGTAACATTAAAAGTCCTCTCTTACTCTCTCCGAGATAAAATCGGTGTCCTCCGATCCCTCCGGTAAAAATTGCTAACAGTATCGCTATCCCTTTATTTTTCATATGTTATCATATAAACATATTAAGCAATAAATTACAACTATGGAAATGCAATTATCGGAGTACAAGGTAACAATTAAAGAGGAGATGAGCTGGGGAGACTCAGAGCAGATCCAGGCTGTGATTATGAGCTCGCTAAAGATCGACGCTAACGCTCGTAAAGAAATCGAGAAAGGAGGCGACTCTATGGATATTAAAGATATGCAACTCGACGGAGCGGCGGTCCTTAATTCTAAGGTCAAATCAGCTGAGTGTCTGATCACTAAAATCGTATCGACCACTAAGACTGACGGAGGAGTGCTCGAGGGAGCTCCGGTCAAGTTTACTCGAGAGTGGTTATTTTCACTGACTCGATCTGACGGAGCTAAGCTAATGAAAGCGATCGACGATGTACGAGCTAAGTCTGGAGACGAGTCTGAGATCGAGGGAAAATAGGAACGGATCACGAGTTACGCTTTGAGCTTGAGGGTAAGCGTCCGGCGAGTACCTTTCTGATAATGGAGATACTCGCTCAAGAGTACGGCTGGACTCTGACTGAGATCCGATCATTATCGACGATAGACGTGATGGCTCTCTGGAGAATAGTCATAAAAAGGAGGGATCTGGAAAAAGCTCAGAGTAAGAAAGCTGGTCGATAGTGTATAATTTATTTATATGGATAGTCGTCAATTAAAACTAGTACTCCAGCTCCAAGATAACGCCTCTAAAGAGCTCCGTAAAATGACGGGAGAGCTTGATAAAACTGGTAAGTCAGCTGGTCGAGCGTCCGGGAGTTTCATGTCGATGGCGAAAGGAGTCGCCGCTGTAGCCGCCGCTTATATATCTGTACGTAAGGCGTACGATGCGGCGTCTTTAGGCGTGAGGATTGCGGCTGATATGGAGACCGCTCAAGTCGGTCTGACAACCTTGCTCGGAGATGCTGACGCCGCTCAGCGTACGATCGATCGTTTGAAAGTCGAGGCGGCTCGTACTCCTTTTGAGCTCCCTGGACTAACGCAAGCGACTCAGCTCCTTACGTCTGTTACTAAGGATGGAGACAAGTCTATCGATATCCTCCTCGATGTTGGTGAGGGTCTCGCCGCTATGGGTAAAGGTCAACCGGAGCTCGATCGTATTATCGTTAACCTCCAGCAAATTGCCGCCGTCGGTAAAGCGGCGACGATCGACATTAAGCAATTCGCTTTCGCTGGTATCCCGATTTACGAGATGCTCGCTGAGACGACTGGTAAATCTGGAGAGGCTCTCGGAGAGCTGATCGAGGACGGTGGTGTCACGTTTGATCTTTTGACTAAAATGTTTGACGAGGCTAATGATGAGGGCGGTAAGTTTTTTAACGCTTTTGTTAACCAGTCCGGGACGTTTAACCAGGCGTCGTCTAACATGAAAGACGCTTTTGGTATTCTTATGTCTGATATCGCCGTCAAGTCTGGTCTCTTTGGTTTCCTTACTGACTCGATGATCGGAGCGTCAAATGTGATGGGAGACTGGGAGGCTACAATCGGTCGAGTAAAAGAGGGGATGACTAATATCTTTAATATAATCGACGAAAAAACTCTCCTCATTACTCACTTAAAAGGAGCGTTTCAGTCTGTCGCTGAGACTTTTAAAGATCTCCTCGGTCCGGCTTTAAGTGATCTCTGGATTGCTTTACAACCGTTACTCCCTTACTTAAAAAATCTCGGTATCGTAATGGGAGGTATGCTGATTATTGCTTTACACGCTCTGATCGCCGCCTTTAGAATTATTGCGACTGTACTTGCTATCGCTCTCCAGGCGATCACTAACTTGATTACGTTTATTGTCGATACGGCGACGTATGCTTTCCGGACACTCCAGAACGCTGTCGAGATCCTTGCGGCGGTATTTACTGGAGACTGGGGTGGTGCGATCGATGGTGTTAAAAATCAGATCGCTGATCTCATCGACTGGGTGGGAGATCTGATCGATATGTTTAAGCGAGCGATCGATCTAGCTAAAGAGATCGGAGGTGGTGCTATCGACTTTGTTAAA